GAAAGGCGTCTGCAGGAGTATCTCCACAAAATAAATGTGAAGATCCGAATTTTTGTCCTAATTGTCCTTCTAAATAAATTTTACGCATTGTATCTATAAATTCCTACTAAATGCTTTCCCCAAGTTGGGTAAAGGTTTTCTCTACATGATAGTCTGTTCACCGCATGATGAAAAAATATATCGTTATTTAAGTAAACTCCACAATGGTTTGGAACATTTGCTCCCATTTGAAAAAGTACTATATCGTTCTCTTTTAGGTCTTCTACCTTACTAAAGTTCCATTCTTTCATGTGCGCTTCAGTAAAATAGTTTTCTCCTTTTTCCCACCAATCATCTAAATAAGGTAATCGTTTTTGTAATTGTATGTTTAGATACTCTTTATAATAGTCTCGTACTGCTTCTAAACAGTCGTGTTTTCCAAAGTCATATTCTCGTCCTATTAAAGGACTACAATTAACTTCTGGCTCTACTATGTTTAAATTCATTGACGGAAAAGAAAAAATATAGTAAGGTATTCCTAATACATCACAGTATTTTTTATCATTTTCACTTGCTTCATTTGACCCATGTATATGATTATGTACAATAGCAAATATATTTGCTTCTTTCATTATCTTTATATAATCTTTTGGGTCTAGTATAAAATCATCGTTTTCGTCTGCAAGATTTGTACAAGGGTACCACTTTTTCTTACCCTTTACTATTCCTATAATTCCGCAACCTCCTTTTGGGTAGCACTCTTCAAAATGCTGTCTTATTTCATCTATCACCTAAACTTCCTCGACCCAGGGAAGGCACCAAATGGAATTGGTATTTTACTATCTTTTGAAGTGCTAGGAAGTCCTACATATGCTGAGGCTTGATTAACTACAGGCACATACTGAAATCGGCATTTACAGGAAGAAAACTTCTTTCCACACATATCTCCACGAGTCCAATAAGTACTTTCAGTGGGAGTTTGTCCAGTACTTGCTTTTAAGGCTTTCCAAACCGTCTCCTGGGTTGCACTGCTATACTTTACGTAGTCTCCTGCAGCATACGTTGTTCCTGAACTATAAACTGTCCAAACAAAAACAGTGTCCCAATTATCCGCAGAAAAAGTAGAGGATGAAGTATGGGCCGTATTACAACGATAATAATCTGTTCCATTTTGTACATAATCATCTATTGAATAAGAAGTACCTGATGTCCAAGAGGTTTTAGTTCCAATTTTCCACTCAGTAGTTGAAAAAGTTGACTCAGAAGTATGAGATCTTTTCGCTATATACACAATATTATTTTCTAGAATTAAAGAGCCTCTAACATAATAAGTAGAGGCAGCCCAAGCAGTTGTAGTACTAAATAAATCTTTACTAATAATTGGCTCATCTTTTGCTGTAAAATAAATTTTGTGGAATATGTGTCCACTGGTATTATTAGTATCCTGCCCGCTGAAGCCTACGTATTGTTGGCCATCTTTTGACCAAGTACATCCACCCCTTGAATTTAAGTCTTGCCCTTGGTACTCCCAAGAACAATATTTACCAAGAATACTTCTATTCGGTAATTGAATACCAGATAAATCAAACGGAGCAGCCAATTCAAAAGTTACTGATACGGATGTTTCTCCATATACTCTATCAATTATATACTTTTGAACCGGGAACTCTATTGGGGGTTGTACAGAATCATAAGCTCCAGCACTTCCATCAGGCTCATATAAGTATTTTTTTAGCGTAGTTCTTTTAACAATAGGCTGACCAATTAAATCTTCATTTCTAAAATTCGTCCCTAAGTCTTCTGAAAAAGCAGAAGTAACATTTGCAACAGTTAGTGTAGGACGATTTTGTGCTCCATCAGAGTTAAACTCTACCCCACTCATATCTATAGGGAAAGGCTCATAAGTTTTAACATTAAAATCTCCTGTTCTTTCTCTAAAATAAATGTAGCCGTCGGTAGCATCTGTTTCAAAATCGGGATGAAAATATAAAACTGTACCATTTGGTAATGTGAGCTCAAATAAGTGTACAAGCTCACTTCCTGGGTCTATTTTTTGTACTACTTCAATTAAATCTGTCACGGTTCATATACTCGTCTAAAAGTTGCAGTAGCTGAAGGAAATCCATCATTAGTATAAGTTTGTGCATAAGTGTCACAAACTACTTTAATAGTTGTTTCTCCTCCACCTCCATTATTGTCTGGAACAGTAAAATTAAAAGATGTTACTGCTCCAAGAGAAGCTAAATATCCAATAATATCATCAATTTCTTCTGCAGTACGATTGTTAAAACTTACATTAAAAGTTTCTTGAATTGGGTTTAGTCCGTCTGCTATTCTTTGTTCATATCCATCTCCAAATTTAGCAATACGAACGCGAGGCTGAGATTGACGCGCAAGCCCTTTGTCAGGGCGCACCGCTCTGCTTCCATAAGTTGCTGAAGTTGTAAATCCAATTGCCATTATGCTACTCCATACGGATTGAGTATTCCGCCTGAACGTTTCTGATTTTGAAGCTCTTGCTGAACTGCTTTAGCTATCACTGTACCCAAATTGCCTGCCTGGGTTGAGTCTTGCTGCATATTTGAAGAAGCATTACCTTGATTATCTACAGATACATTTACAGTAACATTGTTTTGCTGTCCTGCTCCTTTCATATCTACAGGAATGGACTTGCCGTTCGGTAAAGGAACTATAGCTTCATTGTGCTTACCCTCTCCTACCAATCCAAGTGTCGGCCTATTAACAATTCCACCGGTTGCATAAGGAGTTATTCCTCCTTTGGCTATTCCACCGTCTGCGAAAAACAAGTTTTTTGCAAAATTAAATGCTTTTTGTGCCTTACCAAGAATTCCTGTACCTTGTGAGAATTTAAGATCGATTTCACCAAACCCTCCTAGTCCGTCTTTAGGGTCAAAAACCTTTGTAGATGTGCTAGAGCTAAAGCCTCCTACAGCACTAGTAATTCCATTATAGATAGCCTGAGCTGCGACTTTTCCTCCTTCTATCATTGCGCTACCAATAATATTTGCTTGTTTTGTAGCAATAGTTAGTGGGTCTGTTCCCATTATTTTTTGAGTCAATTGTTTTGCCATAGTATCAGCAACAGCATTAAGCATTCCCTTGGCAATACCTAGCATAGCATCTTTTATACTACTTTCTTCACCTTTAATAAGAGCCGCAATACTTGTTTGTAATCCTGATTCTAAAGCCTGATTTGCGGCATCAAAAACTTGCATATTTGTATCTGCTGCTCTTTCAGCTTCTTGCGTTCTTAATTTTGCTTGCTCTAATAATTTTTCGGAATTAAGTAACTCTCTTTGCTGAGCTGCATCTACAGTTGCCCCCTCCAGCATAGCTAAGTCTGCGGCTAGTTTTTTAATCTCATATACTCTTTGTGCATTTGCTTGTTCTGCTTGAGCTCTTTGTAATGCAATATCTAACTGTATAAATTCTCTTGCTCCTGAAGTTTTTCCGAGACTTTGCCTAGCTGATGCAATCTCTATATCTAATAGCGAGTTTTTTAAGTCTAATTGAGCAGTATTTAAGCTTTCTAATAGCTCTTTAAATGCTTGGGCTTTATCAATATTTGCTGTCATTGTGTCTACCCATACTTTACCGTAAGTTTCTGTAAGTTCTGTAAGCTTAGTGGGGTCTAGCTCTTCGTAAAACTCTTCATAAGCTACTTGAAAGCTATTTATTTGAGCAATTTGACTTTCATAAGCAGTTCGTGGTGCAAGCAAGTTATTTGTAATATCTGTTGCAACATCCTGAAAGTCTTTTTGGGTTCTTCTTAAAAGCGCGGTTTCTGTATTAAAATTCTGCATCGCTCTACCAGCAGCTTCCACAGATTCTACTAACTGTCTAAATCCTTCCGGACCCATTTCTACCCACTCTCCTGCGGTAAGTGTGGTTATTTCTTTTAACTGTTTAGCATATTCTCTAATTGGTAAAGCTGCAGAGTCTAAACCTCCTTCTACATTTTCTATCCCAGCTAAAATATCCTCATACTGCATTAATATATTTGACAGTCCTTTGCTAGTATCTGATAATTCGCCTTCGTTTTCTGCTAAGTAACTAATTAGAGCTTTACCGGTAGTCGCCTCTTCAACTTGTTTTTTAACATTCTCAATACCTTCAGCAGTACTTACATATTGATAAGCCTTTATAGCTTTTTCATTAAAATCGTCTCTAGTTTTGTCTATATCTTTACTTAAATCTGCTGCAAAAACAGCGGCTAATCGCTCATTTTTAACTAAATCTGTAAATCCTTGACTAACAGAAACAATTCGTGCAGATAGATTATCAAAATAACTTAAAAAATCTCCGGACTTATTTAAAAGTCTTTCTTGCTGATAGTTAAAGTTTTTAAATTCTTCATTTAACGCCTCTGTAGACTCTAAAAATATGGAAGCTGCTCTCTTATTTTTAAGCTGTTCCGCACTTAATTCATCTACTCCTTTCATTGCTTTAAACAAAGAGTATACCAAAGCTCCTAATCCTATTACTATAGTTGCGATATTAAAAGCATTGAGAAGTTTAGTTCCTACGTTTGCAAGTCCCGCACCAAATTTTGAGAATTTTCCGGTTGCTTTTACAGCCGCATCTCCAGTATTCTGAATAGCTTTTACTGCTTTTTTCTGTGCTTTTTCAGTTTTTAACGTAGCGGACTGTATACCTAAAAGAGAAAGTTCTAAATCTTTTGCTTGCTTTTTACTTAATCCTAAATCTTTATACTTACCTGCTTGCAAAGCACTTAAAACCCCTGTAGCAGATCTACCAGAGATTTCTTGTCCTGATTGAAGTTTTCCTAAAGCGGAGCCAGCTTTTAACTCTAAACCTTGTAAAGATTTTTGGGCAAGCGCTACAGAGTTACTCATACTGCCTTGAACAGACTGAAATTTCTTTCTTAACTTTTCTGCGCTTTTTACTTGCTTTTCCATTCTAGCACCAAAGGCAGCCATGCCGGTACTTGCTTGTCCGAGAGCAGGAAGCATAGCACCTGTAATAGACCTAATCAAAGGCAAGAAAACTGCTGCAAATAGAAGAGGATTTCTAGCGAACCAGGCTGCTAGAGGGGCGAGATAGTCATTTAGTAATTCTTTTATCCCCCGAATAATATCATTAAAAGCAACAGCTAATTGCTGCCAGGGATTAGGGTCAATATTCTCAACAAGTTCAGAATATTTATCATCTACTTGTCGAATAACTTCTAAATAAATTGCTTGGCTTCTTTCTGCATCCGTTAATTTTCTATTTGTTATTCCTAGAGCTGCAGCGTACCTATTACTCGCGGTTTCTAGGCGGAGAATAATACCTAATTCATCTAAGAGTTCCGGCTCACCTTTTGTTACACCTCTTACAAGTCTATTGAAAGAGTCTGTTAAGTCTCTACCAAGAACATCAGAAGTATCCTTTGCTGCTTTTCCTAGTTTTACTACTTGAGCTGTAGACAACCCTGCGGCTACACCTATAGCGCCAGCTTGTGCAGCTTCCTGAAACGCTAACTGACTTTCGGTAGCAAGCTGAAGATTTTTAGTAAGAGAAAGCATTCCCTTACCTGTTGCAGAAGAATAAGCTACTTGACCTTGTTGTAATTTTGCTAAATCACCAGCAGATTTTAAAAAGTTAAATGCTGCAGAAAGAGCAAAAACATTAGCAGCAAGAGTAGCATATGCAGGAACAAGTCCTCCACCTATGCCAGTAGTCATTTTTGCAAAAGCTTTTGTGGTATTTGATGTAGCCCCTGCTACACCTTTTTGCTGTTTTTGAAACTTATTTTGAGATGCTCCAGCATCGTCCAAAGCGGCTCCAAGTTTCTTAGCATTAACAGCAACGCGTTTAGTAGTGCCTTTATCATCAACTACTACATCTATATAAACTGTATTTTTTGCCATTAGCCTTTTACATTATGAGTGAAATTTTTTCCACTGCTTGCTTTTCTTTCTTCTGCTTTTCGTTTTCTTTCAGATTGTTCTGCTTTGTGAGCCATATTTTGGTGCTCAATTAATTTCATAAAATATAATGTTTCTTTTGGATTTTCTACTTCATATGTTTTAAAAATAAAATCTGCAGAGGACCAGTCCTTTCCCATGTACATTCCTGACATTCCGTCCCAAACATCTGAAAGTAAACTATACATAAAAAATGCCACTTGTACCTCAGACGGGAAATCCGACTGAGAAAGCGGCATCTTTTGGGGGTCAGGCTCCTGTCCTAACTGTTCGCAAATTATAAGATACTTATCTAGATCAAAATCAGAGTCTTGCTCTTTTACGTATCTAGCAAGTAACTTCTGAATTTCAGCTACTTGCTCCCAGTAAAATTTTCTAAATCACCTGCTGTTTCTGTAACCCATGTATCAAATCCTGTTGAATTTTTCATCATGGTTTCTGCGTTTGCAGCAGTATAAGTTAATTCATCATCAGGGTCAAATTGAGAAACATCTACCAAAAGAAACTCTTCTAGGTATCGATATTTCAAACCTTTCCACCCTTTAATTACTGCCCCAGTATAATGAGTTATAAATTTTTCTTCATCTAAAACTTCTTCTGGAGTATGAGTCTTTTTATTGAACTTTGTGCTCAAACACTTTTTACGAAGTTTAATTAACTCTTCTCTTGCGAGATAAGTTAAATCAATTTTAAATCCTTTATAACCTGGAAAACTTACTGTTACTGTCTTACTTGGAGTCATTAGA